CCGATCCGCGCCTTGGCCGTCTTCCGGAACACCACGCTGCCGATGCCGGTCAGTGCTAGCACGACGGTCAGGACATCAGCCTGGGTCAGCCCTTCGGGTAGAATGCCGAGCGCAGCGGCGATGCCCCACAGGCTGCCGATGACGCCGGTCCAGATGGCCTTCGATGCCCACCAGGGTTTCAGATCTTCCATGTCGTTTCTCCACAAAAAAGCCCGCGAAAGTTGCGGGCGGACGGTTCTTGATGGTGGTGGCCGGTCAGGCCTCGTTGGTGGACAGCACGCCGTTGGCCGCGAGCTGGACCGACTTCGCGCTTGCAGGCGCCTTGCGATAGGCCGGTCGGCGAATGGCAATGCAGCGGTCCCGGGCGATCCGGGTGATGGTCACGCCGTCGGACTGGTTGCCGCCCAGAACATGGTAGGCGCCGTAATCCTCGCCAACATAGAGCCCGACATGGCCGGAACCCTGCGCGCGGCGGAACACCAGGATATCGCCCAGCTGGGCCCTCTCTGCCGGTTTCCCGAACTTCGCCCAGTTGCGCGCCCAGAGGGGACCCTCGACGACCGGCTTGCCCGCGCGTTTGGCAACCACCGCCATGAACAGCCCGCACCATGGAATAGCGTCGTCATTGTAGGACTTGGCGAGTCCCGTCTCCTTCGCCCAGCCGAGGATCACGGGATTGTCGGCGGGCCCGGCCACCTCGAAGGTGCCGTAGAGCTTCCGGGCCTCTTCCAGCATCCTGGGCAGCGGCCGCAGGTCATCGATCCAGCCATAGGCCGGTGGCAGCGGTTTCATGGATGTCTCCCGGGAAGTTAGCGGCCGGACAGGCCTTTGATGGTGGCATAGAGGACGGCGAGCGCGGTCGCGAAGGTCGACAGCCACTTCACGAACCGGACCATGCCGGTTGCGGTGTTCCAGGCCTCGAGCAGATCCTTCAGCTCCTTGCGGACGGCCTTCAGGTCCTCCTGCATGGCCTCGAGATCAGCCCGGATCAGGGCGATCTCCACGGCGGAATCGCGATCAGGATTGTCTGCCATCAGCGGAGCCTCCCGATGATGGCGATGTCGCCCGCGGCTAAGTCGAGGGTGTGCCCGGGCGGCAGATCGAAGTCCGTCTGCCGCTGCCGGGCGCCAGTCGCGTAATGGACGAACAGCGCCTCGCGATCGAGAACAGCCGGCCCGGTCAGCACCTCGAAGTGGTACTGCACACCGGGCGTCCGCCGGAACTTCTGCACCACGCAGCACAGCGTGAAGTCGTCATGGAAGCGCCGGGTAAACTCGCCGGCCGGAAGGTAGCCGCCCCCGTTCTCGACATTGTGCAATCCGTGCATCCAGCGCTGGGTAATGGGCCCCTTGGGCCCTTCGAACACGTAATCAGCCCACCCGTTGATCACGACCGAGACATGCTCGTACAGGGTCCAGGCGACGCCCGCATCGTACATCTCGGCGATGGTGGGGTTCAGCCTCGGGGCCACGAACTCCAACATCGGCCAAAGCCGCCAGGAGTTGGCCGCCCGGCGGAAGGTGAACCCGTTCCTGAACACCCCGTAGTTGATGTCGAGGTCGTCGTTGATGGCGATCACCTCGTCGGTGACCGTGGGCCGGCGATCTGCCTGCATAGCAGTTTTCCTTCTAGCTGACCGTGACCGACACGACTTCGCGCACAACATGGCTGCCCGACTGGCCGCCCGAGGTGCCGATCGCGCCGCCACCCTGCGTAGCGGAGAGGTTGAACGTGTCGGTCGCGGCGTTGATGACGAAGTAGGTGGTGTTGGCGAGAATCCCGGTTGGCAGCGCGCCGCTGGTCGTGAACTGAACCCGCTTGCCGTTGGTGAGGCCGTGCCCGGTTGCGGTGACCGTTGCCGGGCTGGCAATGGTGATGGTCGCCGCGCGTGGCAACATGCTGGCAAACGGGTTGCCACTCAGCGCGCCATAAGCCTGGTAAGACGAGATCGGGTTCTTGTAGCCGTAGCGCGTGCCGGATCCGGAACCGGTGAAGCTGATCGCCGCGCCGCCCGGAGTGGCCGCGATCTTGAACGCGCTGGCGCTCACCACCGACTGTACGAAGTAAATAGTGAACGCCGTGATCCCGGTGGGCATGCCGCCGGTGCAGTAGAACTGGACCGGATCGCCAACGGCCAGACCGTGCGAGGTCCAGTTGATGTTGTTGGTCGGCGAAGGGCTGAAGGTGATCCCGGTGACGTTGGTGAGCCAGGAGACGGAGCCCGCACCGAGGGTGAAGTTCGTGCCATTGATGCGCAGGCGCTGCGGGGCCGGCGTCGCATTGTAACCGTCGATGCCGATCAGCGTGGTCGAGGTCCCGGCGTAGAAGTCGTAGCTGTGAACCAGCGCGCGGATGGCGCGGCCCTGCCAGCTGGCGGGCGCGAAGTTCCCACCGGACAGGTTGGAGAAGAAGCCACCATCAGCGCCGTACTGCTCGACCGCGCTGTATTTGTCGGCCCACTGGTAATAGTTGACCGGCAGCGCGACCTGCAGCCCGCCGCTGCCAGCGCCCAGCAGGGTCATGAGCACGCCAGCCATCAGTTGAGACCCGCCCCGGTGATGACCCAAGTGGTGGCGGCGACCTTGACGAGGGTCGCCAGACCGTAGCCATCGAGCGTGCGGCTGCCGGTATTGGCCGTGCTGGCCTGGCGCAGCGTGTCGGTGGTGATCGATATGGTCTGGGCCGTGGCGCTGTCATTGTAGATGACGATGGTCGCTCCGATCGGAAACGCGACCGAGGCATTGGCCGGGATGACGATCCCGCCGGTGGTGATGCTGATGTGCTTGCCATTGTCGGTCAGCACCAGGGTATAGGCGGCGGTCTTGCTGTTCTGGGGTACACCCCGGAAGCCGACGCTGCCGGTCGCAATCGTGCCGCTGTCGCTGACGGTCGAGGCCGCATTGAAAGTGCCGCCATTGATCGCCGGGCTGGTCAGCGTCTTGTTGGTGAGGGTCTGGCCGTCAGTGGTGCCGACCACCACGCCTGCAGGGACAGCCTTGCCGGCCCAGGAGGTCAGCGTGGCATTGAAGGCCTGGACGTCGGTGCCGATGGCGAGACCGAGATTGGCGCGCGCCGTGGCCGCATCCGGGGCGCCGGTACCGCCACTGGCGATGCCAATGGAGCCGGTAAGCTTGGCGGCAGAGAGCGAGGTGATCCACGCAGGATCGGCATAGCTGCCGGTGGCCAGCAGGGCATTGGTGCCCTGCGAAGGCGCGGCCAGTGCAACCGTCCAGGAAGCGATCGTTCCGCTGCCGCCGGTCATGCCAACATTGACGAAAAGCGCGCCGGTGCCGCTGGTGTAGGCCGTGATTTGGCCGTGCATCCAGTTGGCTGGCGATGCCGTGCTGGTGATCGTCACCCACTGGCCGACGACAAAGGCCTTGCCGGTCTGGACCGTCAGCGACTTCGAGCCCGTGCCAATCGCGAGGCTGGTCGTGCTGGTGGCATTGGTGCCGGGCGCATTGATGGCCGTTGCCGCGCTGGCAGCCGCGTTCGTGGCGTAGCCATTGGTCTCGGTCGCGAGCGCATTGGCCTGGGTGACGAAGGTCGGCAGCGCGCCGAGGAAGGCTTCGGCGCGCACGTTGAAGTTCGCCGCGTCCGTCCGGGACGGCGGCGTCGGCAGAGCAGTAATGGGCATGGGATCTCCCTCGGGAGGGTTTAGGCCAGAAAAATCAGGTGAGCCCCTCGATGGTCAGGCTGCAGTAGCTGACGGTCGGGTAGGCAAGGTCGATCGAGAACTCCTTGTAGAAGCCGTAGACAGTCAGGCTTTCGAAGGTCTCGGAGCCGATCCAGAGGACCGGCGTGGCGCGCAGCGCCGCAAGGTTGCGATGAATGTCGTCGACCGCATCGGTCGGCATGACGACGCGGGCGGTCATGCGCTTGGCGAAGGCGCGCTCGACCACCGAGATCACGCCGAACTGGTCGGCTTCCTTGCGGCTGTAATCGATGATGCCGATGTCCACGCCGTGTTCGGTGTCGCCCAGCGAGAGCTGACGCCCCAGCAGCAGCGACCCGCACGACACGATGTCGGCCGGATTATCGCGGGCGATGGTGACGGTGACGACGCCGTTGGCGTAGACCGGCACATTGAGGAACAGCAGCGTCGACTTGCGACCGATCGGCTCGAAGAACCACGAAAACCAGTTGTCGATGGCGTTGCCGCCAAGGTTGAAGCTCTGCTTGCTGGTGTAGTTGGTGACCCCATCGACAGTCAGCGTGACGGTGGCGCTTTCGGCATCGGTGTCGATCAGCGCCACGGCATCGACCGCGCCCGGCGCCAGCACGGCCTGGAGTGACGCCGCCCGGGTGCTGGCCGTGCCGACCCGCGCATCGAACATGGCCCAGCGGTTGGTGGGACCAAGGTCGAGCCACTTGGTGGGATCGGTGGAAGGGTTGATCCCGGTAGAGGCCGCCAGTGCCTCGTAGCGCCGGTGAGTCGAGGCGAGGATCACCCGGTTGCCGGTCACATAGGCCGTGCCGGCACTCCAGGCCGGATGATCGTTTTCAGGCACGGTGCTGCTGATCAGCATGGCGTCGGTGATCGTGACGGGCCGCAGCAGCTTCATGCCGCAGTCCTCGTCGACAGGGCATCGCCATCCGGGGTCACCCGCTCGAGGATCCGGGCGGTCTTGGTGGTGCCCGAGGCAATGGCGGCCGAGGCAATCCGCTGTTCACCGCGCAGGTCCGCCACTTCCTGCCGCAGAGCTCGCAGCTCGTCGAGCAGCGCCGACTGGTCATCATTGGCCGGAATGGTCGCCGTGCCCATCTGGTTGGTCGCAAACTGGTCCCACCAGCTCGGCTCGGGACTTCCGGTCGCATCGGTGGTCGTGCTGCTGCCGGCAGCTTGGGTAATGATCGCCAGCGTCTGCTCCAGGCTGGCGGCCGTCAGGCCCTGAAGTCGGGCCAGATCTTCCGACGACCGGGCGGTTTCGGCAGCCTGCGACAGCAGCGCCTGGCTCAGACCCGGCAGTGCCTTGGCGGCCTCCTGGTCACCGCCGCGGGCCAGCATGGAAGCATTGTTGAACTTCGCCAACGCCTCGGCATAGCTGCCGGCCTGCGTCCCCATGAGGCCCCGGATCCGCTCGATCTCGGCAATCAGGGCATCGGTGATCGCCTCCCAGGCTGAACGCAGCTTCTCGGCAGCACTGGCTGCCGCTTCGGCCGCCTGCCGCTGGTCCTCGAGCGCCCAGATCTGCTGCTGCAACGCGCGGTTGGAGGCGTCGAGCTGGGCGAGATCAAGCGCACGTAGTGCTGCCGTATCGCCCTGCAGTTCCAGCAGGCGGCGCTCGAGCGAAGCGCGTTCGTCGGCAATGGCGGCCGCGCTGGCAGCATCCTGGGCTGCGCCCACCAGGTCCGCGAACGCCGGGGCCAGCTGGATCAGGGCGACATAGGCAGCGCGCCCGGCCTCGGTGGTGAGGTCCTGGGCTTCGACCAGTGCCCGGAAGCCCGCGATGCTATCGGGCATGGCGAGACCCATGCTGGCGAGCGCAGAGGTCATCTGCGCCGTGCGCGCGGCGGCTTGTTCGGTGCCGGTGTAATAGAGCGCAAAATACTCAGCCGTAGCCGCTGTCATGTCGCTGACCGTGCCGAACAGTTCGACCAGATCCATCGACGCCGCGATCGTCAGATTGGTGGACCGGCCGAGCATGGTAATGGTGTTGGTAACCGCCTCGACGCTGGAGGCAACGCGGATCAGGGTCTCGAAATAGCCTTCACCAACCTTCTGGAACTGGTCGAGGCCGGCAATGGCGTAGCGGGCCAGGTTGTCGGCTGCGGCACCGAACACGGCCGCCAGCTTCTCCTGGATCTGTGCGCCGGTCAGGCCCTTGAGGTCGATCTTGCCGATATTGATGACGAAGCTGTCGAGCCGGGCCTGCACCTCGTCCAGCGACAGACCCAGCGGTCCGGCAGCGGCAGAGATGGCATCATAGAAGCCGGTGAAGATCAGGCTGAACTGACGCTCGAGCTCGGCGCTCGCCTCGGAATATTGCGTGCTGTAGCGAGTGCTGGTCGTGATCCCGAGGAACTTCTTCTTTTTCTGGATGTCGGTGTAATACTGGCCCTCGAACCCACCGGCCATGATGCCGCCGAGCGACTGGGCACCGCCATAAATGCCCTGACCGACAACGCTGGTCTTGGTGCCGAACAGCGATCCGATCAGCTTGCCGACTGCGCCCACGACACCGCCCAGGATGCCGCCGATCACCGGGATCTTGTCGAGGACAGAGCCAACCTTCTGCATCGCACCGCCCAGAATGGCGGTGACGCCGGTCGGCTTGAACCCGGTCTGCACGCCGGCCGCGAGATCCTCGGCCCCATTGGTGCGGATGATGAGATTGGTGAGCCCGCCGATATTGGCCTCGATGCTGCGCAGTGACGCCAGCATGGCCGCCGAATAGCGCATGGTCAGCGTATCGACCTCGCGCAGGTGATCGATGGCTTTGGCAATGCTCTCGGACTTGGCTTCCGGATCCCCGAACACCGTGCCCGTGCCTTCATTGGCCGCCTCAAGCTTGGGTCCACCGCCGCCAAATGCTCCGCCGACCGCAACACCGAGCGAGGCGATTACCCCGGCCGTGACCGCGCCGGCCGCAATGTTAAGCGGGAACGGCAGCGAACGGATCGCGTTCACCACGGCTTCCACCGCCTTGATACCGGTGGTGATGATCGAGTTGCCCTGTTCGACACCGGCCCGCGCCGTATCGGACGCGGCCATGGCGGTGTCGGAGGCGACCTTGGCGGTCGTCTGCGCGCCGATCAGGCCGATCTTCACCGCGGCGTTCTTGATCGCGACCGCCAGCTCATAGGCCCGGAAGGCTTTCTCGGCCGCTTCCAGCGCCTGGAACCCCTTCGAGCCCGCCTTGAAGAAGCCCTTCGCGGCGCTGGCGAGATTGCCATAGTGGTTGATCTCGGCCGCCGCCTGCGCAGTACGCGCAGCAGCATACTGGAACGAAGACCGACCATATTCGCGCTCGGCCTCGGCGATGCGCCGGGTGGCGGCCTCCTGGTCAGCAGCATAGCGGGCAAACTCAGCCGCGACCGCCCCGATCGCGCCGCCGACACTGCCGAAGGCTTCGGCCATGCCTTGTGCGGCCGTCTGGGTCTGGTCGGCCATTTCCTGAAGCGTATCGAGATACTGCTCCTGTTCCTTGAGGCCAAAATCATGCTCGATCAGCTGGCTTCGCGCGGCGCGATAGCGTTCCCAGGCTTCAACCCCGCGTTCGAGCACGATCTGCTCGCGCTCGGCCTCGAGGTTGGCCAGTGCCTGCGCGCGGGCCGACTGGCCCAGCAGCGAGACCTGCAGTTCGAGCGGAGCGACGGTCTGGCGCAGAAATTCTGAACTCGAGAACGCGCGGGTGGCCTGCTCCCAGGCTTCGCCCGCTTCGAGAATGGCGATACGCGCTTCGTCGGTCGGGGCTTTCAGCGCCGCCATGGCAACTTCCATCCGCTTGATCTCGATCGGCGTCTTGCCGATCTTCGCGGTTTCCATGGCGAGAGCGGCGGCGAATTCCTGCGCTGCCTGCAGGGCGCGCTCGGCTTCGTTTTCCTCGCGGCTGTTGCGGCCAGTTCCGGCGCGGCCCGCCCGGTCCGAACGATCAGCCCGGATCCCGGCAGCGTCGGCGGCGAGCCGATCGCGGGCCGCCTGCAGGGTGTTCTCGCGCCACTGGGCAGAAAACGCATCCATCATGGTCATGGCGTCGCCAAAGGCCGAGGTGAACTCGTCGCGCACCGTTGCCCCCATGCGGGCGGTCGATCCGGCAAAGCTGTTCTCCATGCGCGGCAGGGCGACCGTCTCGATCTGGCCGATGGTGGCAAGACCGACGCGGTCCAGCACCGGGTTGACCCAACTGGCCAGCCAGTTGAGCGCGGCGATGGCCTTGTTGGCGAGATACTCGATCCCGCTGATGGCAAGATTGGCGGCACCAACGGCAGCCTCACCGATCACGCCGGGGAGCGCCTGCCAGACGGTTCGGATCGCACTGAACCCGCCGACCCAGCCGGCATAGATCACCGCGATGCTGATCTTGCCGACCTCGAGCACCTTCTGGAACGCCCAGACGGCCCAGTCCTTGAGGCTGGAAAAGACCGGGCCGAGGTTGAGCCCTTCGCTGATCGTGCGCCACAGTCCGCGCATGACGTCACCGGCCGTGATCCCGACCGGGCCCAGCTTCTCCATCTCCTTGGCTGTCAGGCCAAGGCTCTGGGCATAGCGGTCGAGTTCGCCCGACTGCTTCACGCTCGACTGGAACAGCTTGAATGCGCCGAAGGCGATCCCGGCCGCAGCCGCTGCTGCCAGCAGATAGGGATTGGTGAGCGCCGCAGCAGCCGCACTGGCGGCAAGTCCCAATACCGCCCGGGCCATGCCGCCGATGCCGACACCGGCCTGCATAGCGATCTGCCCAATCTGCGAGCCCTGCTGCATGAACACGGTCATTGGCTTCTGGCCTGAGGCGAGGCTCACCACCACGTCGTTCAGCTGGTAGACGAGGTTCTGCATCTGGTGCCCGGCAAGCTTTGCCGAACCGCCCATCCGGGTGATACCGCGCGTACCGACTGCCTCGATGGCCCGGTCGGCACGCCCGGCGGTCGCGGCGATATCATTCATCGCGCCGCCCACGGTCCGCTTCATGTCGGCCATCTCCTTCTGGAGACGGGCGATGTTGGTGATCATCTCGATCTCGAGGGTGCCGGCTTTCATCGGTTCACTCCTTCGAGTTGATCAGCGCCCGGAAGGCTTGGGAGACTTTCCGGGATACAGTGGGGCGATTGGTGCCGTCGGTGATGTCGGTCCACGGCGCCGGGCAATCGAGTTCCCTGGCATTCTGGCTTTCGCTGACGAACTCGACCGACAGGCGGCGGAGCAGTCGGCAGAGCCAGGGGGCGAGGTCAACGCCCATGCACGACTGCCAGTGGGCGATGGTCGTCCATGACAACGGCACCGGGCCCATGGCGCCCGCTTCGGATGCACCGATGTCCATCAGGGTGTCGATGATCCAGGGAGCCCGGATCGGCGGCATGTCAGGGACGATTCCGTCTGCCGTCATGCGCTGGAGCCGGGTCTGCGGTTCAGGCTCTTCCGTTGTCTTGCCGGCAGACTGGCGTGGCTTAGGCGCGGTGCCGAGCCAGGCCAGCTGCCGGACGTAAAGGCTCAGCTCGCGGCCGAGCTCGTCGTAAAATTTGCCCAGTCATTGATGTGCGCGGCGACCTGGGCGGCGATGAAGCCGATCGAGGGGTCTTCGTAGGCCTTGCGGAACAGGGCAGCGCCTTCCAGACCTTCGGCGGGCGGATAGGTGAAATGGTTGAAGCTGACCGTACAGGCCGCGAGAAACTCGGCCTGTTCGGCGAGCTTTTCATCAGCCGTCTGGTCCATTTTCCCCCGCTTCTTGATCTTGTCGACCAGCAGGTTCTGCTGGCGCGACTGGGCGCGCTGATAGACCTTGGTGCCCGGGCCATAGACGGTGATCGAGAGGCGCTGGCCCTTGTCGTCGTACAGCGGGGCGTCATCGCCGCCGACCAGTTCGACGATCGAGGTTTCGGTCGCGGCAAGCTTGGTAATGTCAAACATGAATGGTCTCCGTCAGGTGCGTGGCAGGGATCAGGGAGCCAGAACTTCAACCACGCCGACACCGGCGGAATTGGTCGTCAGTTCCAGCGTCACGGTGGCAGTGGTGATCTGGTCGACCGAGCCGACGTTCACCTTGAAGCTCATGACCTGCGCCTGGAAATAGTACTTGTCGCCGTTCTGGGTGGTCACGAGGAAGCTGTGATCGCTGTCCGAGGTGGAAGCGGATTTCAGCAGGATCTGGCCAGCATCGTCGGTATCGAGACCGAGCTGGATGGTCATGGTGCCCTGGTTGAAGCTGCCCTTCTTCTTGACGACGCCGCGGCTGCCGACCGGATTGAAGGTGACGAGGTTGTACTCCCGGCCGAACTCGCCGAGGTCCGACACCTCGCCGACCAGCGTCATGGTCAGCGCATTGTAGCCGGTAGGATCGAAGGTCGCAGGGGTGGAAGCCGACACCTTCAACGTGGTGCCGGCGGAAGTCCGAACGGTCATGGCAGTGGTTCCTTATTGAAGGTGAGGCCTCAACGCGCCTCGTTGAATGAGACGCGGAAATCCTGCGTCTGCATGTGGATGCCGGTCTCCTCGTCGAGGAAGTCAGGACCGGCGGAGTCGGTGTGAACGGTGACGTCGGTGAGCCCGTCGATTGCGGGCATCTGGTCGGCTGCTGCCGCCCGGACCGCGCGGATAATGGCCTTGGCGGCCGGATAGCTGGCGGCGAGCACCGTGACCTGCACCCGCTCGCTCACCCTGCGGTTCGGACCCGGGGCGGCGATATTGCGGTCGGTGCTGCTGACCGACATGAGCGAGATCGCCGGGAGCGAGGTGCCCTGCGGCAGCATTCCAGCGACAATCCGCTCCGCAGGGACGAGGGCCGTCACGCCGGTATCAGCCACCAGGAGCGAACGGACCACAATGACCCCGTTCATTCGTCATCGACCTCGAGGTTGGGCGCCTTCAGGTTTCCAATCTGGACCCGGTGCGCGATGTAAGCGCCCATGGCGTTGACGGCTTCCTCGGCCTTCTGGTCCAGCGCCGGACGCAGGAACGGCTTGGCCGCATGGCCCGGATGCATGATGACTGGACCGACAAAGTTCTCGCCGATCTTCAGGCTGCCACGCTTCACCATCTTGTTGATCGTGCCGATGCTGGCCTTGCGGGGGCCACGACGGGTGTTGCGCACGGGCTTGTCGGCCTCGGCGACCGAGATGAGGTGCGGCGCGACACCATATTCGATGAACAGGCCGAGATAGGAGCCAGACCCGCGCAGCTTCACGTAGGAACTGAGCCGGCTGCCATTGGTGCGGGTACCGATGCCGATCGCCCGTTTGAGCTGGCCGGTTTTCACCGGCACATTGGTCTTGGCCTGCTGCTGGATGACCTTGGCCCCGGCGCGCAGGCCACCGCGGATGACGTTGCGCTCGAGGTTCTTGGGCAGTTCGTCGAGCAGGCGCAGCAGTTCAGGGCCGCCCTTGAGCCGGATTGTCATGGTACAGCTCCTTCGCTGCTATGTTGCTCGACAATGAGCTCGATGCCTTCGCGGCGGCCGATTTCGGCGGGGCCCGACACGATCTGCAGGACGCGGGTCCCGATGATCACCCGCATGTCCGGGGTGATCCCGGCGAGATGGCGCATCCGGATTCGCGCAGGCCGGTTGGCGATGACAATGCTGTCGGCCAGGCGCTCGGCCCGGCTTGGCAGGACGTCCTGCACCTCGGCCCAAACCGTGGCGAACTCGGTCCAGGTGACGGTTTCCGTTCCATAGAGGGGATCAGGGGTGACGACCTTGCGCTCGATCCGGATCCGGGTGTCGAGCCGGGATGCTAGACCCATCGCGCGGCCAGCTGGTTGACAAGGGTGTCGAAGGCCAGACAGCCTGCACCCTCGCGATTTTCGAACAGGGAGGCGGTCTTCACGAGGATCGCGGCCCGGGCGATCGCCAGGTCCGGGTGCCCCTCGGCAAAACCGGCCGACAGGGTGATGGTGATCTGGCCGTCAGGTGCCAGCGTGGGCCATGATGTGCCGGCAGCTGGCCGAATGCGCACGAAGCCATGACGTGCCCGGGCAACATAAGCAGCCTCGGGCAAGGTGACCGTCGCACCGCCGGTGGCAGTGTAGGTGATGGCCGCAATCGTCACCGGCCGGACCGGCACGGTGATTTCATCGGGCCAGGCATCGAGCACCATAGCCAGTGCCTGCGGACACAGCCGCAGATCGGCGAGCCGTTCGAGCTCGGCCTGGGCTGCATCGAGGTGGACAGCCAGCAGCATGTCCTCGTCATGGGCATCAAGGCGCAGCTGCTGGCGCGCTTCTTCCAGGGTCACGGCCCGGTCCTGTGGCGGCACGAGCGTGACGATCCCGGACATCACGTCACCTTGGTGCGATGGGTGGAGCCCGCCTTGCGCGTAACGACAGGTGCAGGTTCGTGGGATACAACTTCAACTGCCAGCCCCCGCTCGATCAGCTGGCGGCCAAAGTGGTCATCCAGCTCGAAGGTCTGGCCGGCCAGCAGATTGCTGGAACTGACCGAGCTGATGTGCAGGGTATCAAGGGCTTTGAGGATCATGGGTCACCCCTTCCGGTGGATGACATGGGCCGGAACAAGCCGACCCCTGCATCATCAGGCGGCCGTTGCCGCGGTGGCAGCAGCAGCGAAGTCGCCCTTCACGAAAGCCTCCGGGCGGTAAACCGCGAGCGCGAGGCGCTCTTCGGCCAGCACCGTCACCAGGTTCTTGCGGAAGTTCTGGTCGTCCTCGGTCGAGATCTCGACCATGGCGTCCATGCGGTCAAAGATCTGCGCGCCCAGCTGGAAGGCGCCGGTCAGGAACTTGCCCGTCGCCATCGACTGCGTTGCCACCACCGGCTGCCCCCACAGCGTCGGCGACAAGTTGCCCTGCGGATTGCCGATGATGAACTGGCCGGTGGTGTCCTTGAGCAGTTCGATCGCCGCCCAGTCGGACGGATGCAGCACGACGCCCGTCGACATCAGCTCGGAAAGCGCCGTCTGCAACATGGCGAGGCGCAGGACATCGATGCGGGTGACAGGCGCCGGGATCGTGATCGGCGGCGCAAAGGCGGTCGCCTGGGTGTAAACGCCATGCAGGTCGGTGCCGGTACCCCCGCCGTTCAGCAGCTGGTTCTCTTCAACGAGCGCCAGGCCATAGGTCAGGCGGCCGTCGATGTAGGACTGCAGCATCGGCACGTCGTCGAGGATCTGGCGGGTTGCCAGAACCCAGTGGGCGATCGTGGTGACGCTGCTGGTCACGACATCGAACTTGATGTCCGTCTGCGGCTTCGTGGCGCCGGCCGTTTCCGAAACGGTGGCCGCTGCATTGGTGAAGCCGGTTTCCTTCACATACTGGACAGCATTGCTGTTGGTGCGCCCCGGGGTTAGCAGGTCGCGGACCGTCAGACGGCGCTGGCCAGGGGTGACGATACCGGGCTGGCGGTCAGGAACGATCAGGTCGCCGGCCGAGCCGTTGGCATCGGTCGTAAGAGCAGAGACGATCGCCTTGACCTCGACGCTGGCGCGGCCACGCGCGGTCTTGCTGTTCAGGAAGGGCTTGATGGAGTCGGACGAAACGACGCGTTCACCGATAGTCCGATAGTCGGAGCGTTCGTCGTCCTGCTTCTTGCGGGCGAGCTTCTGCTCGACCTCGTCGAGGCGGGCCTTGGCTTCATTCAGCGCGGTCAGCGCCTCGTCGGCCAGTTGCTTGGTCGCGGCCGAGAGCTCTTCACCCTTGGCAGCCTTGCCCAGCGCCTCTTCGGCGATGGCTTTTACCTGGTCATGGCGCGTATCGAACGCAGCCTTCACTTCTTGCGCCAACTGATCGGCGCTCTTGGTCTCGGTCATAGGATTGCTCCGTAGGAGGTGGGTTCAGCCGCGGATTTGCGCGGCAAGAGCCGACAGAAAGTCGGTGTTGGACTCACTGCCGGACTCACTCCGGAGCAGCGATTTGAGGCCTTTGCCCGCGATCGCGGTGGCCTGGCTTTTCGAGAACCCTGCCTCGCGCAGGAAATTCTCAAAATCGGAGAGCGACGGCATCGTCTGCCCGTCGGTGACGGTCTTGACCGCCGTCACCTTCGCCTCGGTGTTCATGGGCATGGTGACGAGGCTGATTTCGCGAAGATCGATCTTCTTGAGGCGCAGGACGCCGGCCTTGTAGGGGTCGGGTGCGGCGCCGCCCTTGGGGATTGTGTAGCCGATTGAGAGGCCGCCGAGCGCGCCGTGCTTCAGCTTGCCATAGGCACGCTGGGCAACCGGATCGCCGTCGAGGATCAGCTGCCCGCGCACGAACAGGCCGCGGTCATCCTCGAAGATGTCGCGCCAGACGCCGATCGGTTCGCGCTGGTCGTGCTGCCAGAGCATTGGGATGCCCCAACCTTCAGCGCGGGCCTTGGCGACGCTCTCCCGGAAAGCGCCCGGTTCGATGAGATCGCCGCCCTGGTCGACATTGCCGAAGGTCGAGGCGTAGCCCTCGAACTGCCCGGTGTCCTGAAGGTCACTGGATTTGAGGGTCAGGGTGAGATGTTTCATTTAAGGGGCTCCGATGGGGCATTCGCTCCGGTTGGCGGCAGGATTCCGGCAGGAGCACCGGCCTGCGTTATGGGCACGTTCTGCATCTGCATGCGGGGGACATCGCCGCCTTCGACCGGCGGCAGGTTTTCGAGCGCGCGGACCTCGTTGATGGTCATCACGCCATTGCTCAGCATCAGCTGGTAGAAGGAGGCCCGCGCGCCGCTGTCGCCTCGCAGCAGGCCTTCTAGGTTGAATTCAATGACGAGGCCGGCCTGACGGTCGGCAGGGGATAGCAGCTGTTTGGCAAGAGCCTGTTCGATGCGCTTCAGACGCCGACGCAGCGTGAACTTCTGGAATCCCAGCGTCTGTTGTTCGAGGCCAGTGCCCCAGCTGGTGGTTTTCTCGGTGTGGCCGACCATGAACGGTGGCACGCCAAAGAACCGGCAGACCTCCTCGACCGAGAAGGCCCGGCTTTGCAGCATCTGGGCATCTTCCGGGCTGATCGAAAGCTGAACCCAGTCCATGCCGCGGTCGAGCAGCATGGGTCGCCCCGCGTTGATCGCGCCGGCAAATTTCTCCTGCAGCAGTTCTTCGGCCTGTTTGCGCTGGTCGAGGGTCAGGCTGTCGGCGGTCTTGAGCAGCCCGGACGGTCGCACCCCGTTGCGGAACGTATCGCCTGAGGCCCGTTCGATCGCCTGGGCCAGCCCAAAGGTCTGGCGGCCGAAGCTGAGGGTCGAAAGACCGCCCAGCGGATTGCCGCCGAAGCCCCGGATGTGGAGCATGTTGTCCTGACTGACGATCGACCGGACGCCATTGTCGGACCACTCATATTCGAGGCTGCCATCACGCAGACGTCGCACTGTCATCAATTCGGGCGCGATCGGAACGCTAAGCGCCACCACCCGGCCATTACTGCCCCGAATGATCTCGGCGTAGGCGTTGCCGTTAAGCTCGAGGCACGCGCAGATGAATTCCCAGAAGTCGACCGCGGTCTGGTCGGCATTCGGGCTATCGTGCAGGATCCGGTAGAGCGGATGGTCGGTAGCAACTGTTCGTGCGCCGCCCCTGGTCCGGTAGACCATGAGCGGCAGTGAGGCGATCGTGCCGGCGAGCAGATTGACGCAGGCCCAAGCCGAGGCGAGCCCCAGCACGGAACTGGTCGAAACCACTTCACCGGTCGTGGTTGTTCGGCCGCCTACGGCCTGTGCCAATCGCGGATCCGTAAGGCCGATGGAGCGCGCGATGTAGCCGAGCGCCTTCTGGAACAGGTTCATGTGGCGAGGCTCTTCAGCCAGTCATCGATGGTGCCGGAGGTATCGCCTGCCATCGCTGCCCCCACTGCCATGCACAGCGCGACGGCTGCGTCGATCTTGTTGATGGCCCGCTGTTTGGAGAGCCACTTGTTGTCCCAGCGGTCGGTCTCGGTGACCGCTGACATCATTGCTGAAATCAGGACCGGATTGCGTTTGAGCCGGATGCGGCCCTCGAGGATCAGTTCTTCGAGGTGCCGGAGCGAACCCGGCATCCAGAGGCCTTCGGTCATCTCGCCCGCAGGCTTGGCCCGCTTGGTGCCGCCCTGCGGATGCTCGACAAAAGCAAGGTCGAGCCCGAGCTCGGCGACTTCTTCTTCGAACCTCCGGAAGGCGTAGCGATCATAGGCAACGGCCTCGACCCGGTAGTCTGAGGCCATTTCGGCCAATGCCTGCGCCACATGGCGGAAGCTGATGTTCTCACCGGCCGGTGCGTTCAAAAACCCGTCAGCGACCCAAAGGTCATAGGGCTGCTTGTCGCGAAGTACCCGGGCAGCCAGTGTGTCGCCAGGCGTCCAGACTTCGACCCATGCATCAAAACAGGGTTTGCCATCCTTCACGCCATTGCGCTGGACTGCGGCCAGCGCGGTCAAATCCCGGTTTTGGCTGAGGTCGAGCCCGAGCCAGACGGATCCGCCAACTTTGGGTTCGAACTCTTTAAGCAGCGGCTCAAGCGTCGAGCGTGCCATCCAGGCGGTCTCGGCATCGGTCCACACGCAAAAGTGCAGTCGCAGGATACCGTTCAATTGCCCCGGGATGGCCTTGGCCTGCGCCACGGCTTCCGAGAGGTATTGCTCGGTGATCGTGACGCCGAGCAGCGGATTGGCCTTGATCCAGCAACTGGGGTCGGTCAGCGGGTCATCGCCCTCATCAAGCCCGCAGACATAGCTGAACGTTGTGTCGTCGAGGACCTGGCCCAAGAATGTCGGGTCAGTTACCGCATCGGGATTACCGGCCGCGACCCGGATCGCGTGTTCGTGTTCCTCCCATGCGACCGAATTGCGGTCCGAGCCCGAGTTGGTGATCATGAACAGCAGCGGATCACGGCGAAACTTGAAGCCGCGCTCCAGCATTTCAATGATCGAGCGATCGGGAAGCTCGTGGACCTCGTCCGCCAACACAAAATAGGGTCGCGGGCCTGACCCGGTCTTGCCGGTATCGCGCGACACCGGGCGGAAGAAGCTGCCCGAGGACAAATGCGCGATGTTGAATTCACGCCCCGGGCCGCCTGAGAATTCTAGCCGCCGGGCCAAAGCCGGTGATTGCCGGACCATGCGCACCGCATCCCTGAACAGGATGTTGGCCTGCTCCTTTTTGGCCGCTGCCGCATAGATCTGGGCGCCGGCCTCCTGGCAGGCGGTCATCCCGTAAATGCCAATACCGCCCGCGACCGGCGATTTACCGTTGCCTTTGCCTTGCTCGATGTAGGCACGGCGGAACCGTCGCCTGCCATCCTTGCGTTTCCAGCCGAACAGCGAACCGACAATGAACGCCTGACTCGGCTGCAGTTCGAATGGTTGCCCCTCGAACTGGCCTTCAGAGAGCTTCAGCACCTCCTCGAAAAAGGCGAAGGCGTGGTTGGCGGCCTCGTGGTCGAACCAGATGCCGTCCTTGCGCTTCAGGTCTGCTATGTGCCTTTTACAGGCATTGCGCACATGCGGTCCGGCCACGATCTCGCCCGCGGTTACCGCCTTGGCATAGGTGAGCGTCCGGTCAGGCGAAGAAGCGGTCGGCGGGGTCCGCGCCTTCTTCTGGCGGCTGGGCCGCGATTCTGCTCCTGGCACTCGGCGTCATCCCGAATTCTGCGGCGTAACGCATCATATCCGCCGCCGCCTTGTTGGCGGTGCCCACCAGCGGGTTCTGGATCGCGTTGCCGTTCGATGTCTTGATCATGAGGCCGCCGGTCAGCTGGTCCTTCTCGGCCATCTTGGCGATCGCGCGTTCGGCCTGAACCCAGCGGCCATAGGCCATGGCGTAAGCCGCGAGGGCTGCCCGATCGATCTCGGAGAGGATCCCGAGGTTGTAGAGCTCGGTCGCCACCCGGTTCCATTCCTCGACCGCATCAGCAGTCAAGTGGTGCGGCGGTGCCGGAATGGCCGCCTTGGCTTTGGCCTCCTTGCGGTTCAGGCTCCGCTTGCCGGGATTACCCGTGACCAGCTTCAGATGGGTAGGCTTGGGTTTCGTTCCGGGTTTCATCCGTCATACCTTGAGTTTCCCGATGCCGGACGAGCTCAGACGCGAGAGTTCGCAGCGCATGCGCCGCAACCAGGGGGACCACCCCGTTTCCACAAAGTCGAAGCCGGTCCACCCGGTGGGCCAGCCCATCAGCGCCTCGACGAACAGTGGGTTCAAGGTCCGGCGCGTGTCGGAGGAACATTTCCCAGGCATCGGCATCGTCAGGACCTGGCGGCCAAGCAGGCCGTTCACCGGCACATTGGCAAGACTGGTCGACCCATCCTTGTAGTCCCGGGCAGTCGGGGTCATCCACATTCCGGCAGCATGTGTCAGATCCGCACTCTTGCGGTTGCCCGCACTCGGCTTGTTCCCGTCGCTCGCCATCGGCGTCGGCCACTGGGCCGCCACTTCCTGCAGGTCCGGTCCGCCCGCACTGCGTTCGGCACGTTTCGAGTTCGGCCCACCCGTGATTGCCTTGGGTGTCGGCCAATTCGTCGCCATCGCGGACCGCAAGGATGAACAGGCGTTCGCGCCGGTGCGGTGCGCCGACTTCCGCCGCCGTAAACAATCCTGCCGCAAGGACGTAGCCCATGCCGACCAGTTCTCGGGCGACTTCGGGAAAGCCGAGGCGCAGATGATTGGCGACATTTTCGAGGAAGACGAGTCTGGGATCGCATTCCCGGATGATGCGGGCAACGTGCGGCCAGAGATGGCGCGGATCGGCCTCGCCGAGGCGGCGGCCGGCGACCGAAAACGGCTGGCACGGGTAGCCCGCAGTGAGGATATCCACGAGGCCGCGCCATGGTCGGCCGTCGAAGGTTGTAAGGTCGTCCCAGACAGGTGCCGGATCCAGGGCTTTGTCTTCCATCCGCGCCACGAGAGTGGCTGCTGCGAAGGCTTCCCGCTCGACGTAACCCACAGTGCGATATCCGGAACAGGCGATGTGGAGACCAAGGTCGAGACCGCCTGCTCCGGCGCAGAGTGAGATGCCGTCAAGGCGTGCGTCGTCGCTCCCCGGACCGCGCCCGGGGGAAGATAGAGCCATGTCATGCACGTTGTTACCGCTGCTGTTCGCTGAGTTCGGCGAATGTCCGCCCGTCACCCTCAAGGGTGGCAGGCTTACCGGTGAAGTCTTGCCAGCGCTTGATCGCGACATCGACGTAGGCCGGATTGAGCTCGATCGCGTGGATCGAGCGGCCGGTCATCTCGCCGGCAATGATGGTTGTGCCCGAGCCCGAGAACGGCTCGTAGACCGCCTGCCCGGGGCTGGAATTGTTCTCGATCGGGCGCTTCATGCACTCAACTGGCTTCTGGGTGCCGTGACCCGTCTCGTTCTTCGTGGGCTTGGCGATGTGCCAGACGGTCGTCTGCTTGCGATCGCCAGCCCAGTGACCTTTCGCGCCCTTCTTTACGGCATACCAGCAGGGCTCATGCTCCCAGTGATAATCACCGCGGGATAGAACCAGCTGACCCTTGTCCCAGATGATCTGTGAGCGGAGCTGGAAGCCGCTGGCGGCAAGGCTATCGCCGACCACGCCGGCAAACAGGCCGGCATGCCAGACATAGGCGACGTCGCCCGGGAACAGTGCCCATGCTTCGCGCCAGTCAGCCTTGTCGTCGTTCAGCACCTTGCCCTTGGCCGAGCCGCTGGCAGCAACGCCTGCTTTCTCCCGCCAGCCCGGATCATATTCCACCCCGTAGGGCGGATCGGTGACCATCAGGTGCGGCGTGATGCCGTTCAACGCCTTGGCCACGGTGTCGGCATCGGTGCTGTCACCGCACACCAGCCGGTGCTTGCCGAGCAGCCAGACATCGCCGGGGGAACTCACCGGAATTTCCGGAGGGTTCGGTATCTCGTCGGGATCGGTCAGGCCCTCGGTCTTCTCGGCCAGCAGCTTCGACAGCTCGTTGTCCGAGAACCCGGTCAGCATCAGGTCGAAATCGAAGCCTTGCAGGTCGCCCAGTTCGACCGCGAGCAGGTCGAGGTCCCAGCCAGCGTTCAGCGCCAGCTTGTTGTCCGCGATGACGTAGGCCTTCTTCTGGGCCTCACTCCAGCCCTTGGCGACCATGGTCGGGATCTGCGTGAGGCCCAGCTTGCGCGCCGCCAGCAACCGGCCGTGACCGGCGATCAGTCCGCCGTCCTCGTCGACCAGCACGGGGTTGGTCCAGCCCCATTCGCGGATTGAAGCCGCGATCTGGGCGACCTGCTCATCTGAGTGCGTGCGGGAATTGCGCGCGTAGGGCGTGATCTTTTCAATGGGCCAGAACTCACTGTTCTGGGCCGGCCAATCTTGCGACATGGCGCTCCTTTGGGTGAGCGCCGCTGTCGGCGCCGTCAGTCGGCCTGTTCGGCCTCGATTGCGAAGTGGGCCACGAAGCCGGTCAGGTAGGGCAGGCCCTTGGAGATGCCGGTTTCGCGAGCGGTGTTGCGGCTGATGGTCCAGCCCATCCAGCGGGCGATGGCCGCGCCTATCGCTGACTCAAGGTCGAGACCGGCATGGATCCCGTTATGCACGTCATCGGCGAAGTGGCGGCCGTGGCGGCTGTCGAGAAAGTCCCGCACCCCTTCGGCGGTGGCGCCGGTGGCCTTGGCAACCGCCGGAAAGGCGATGCTCCAGGCGGCGTCCGCGTCCGTGAACCCGGCGGTCGAGCCGTAGAAACCCCAGGCTTCGTTTCGGGTCGGAAGGTGCGAGTTGGGCATGTCAGTCTCCGTGGTTGGCGGAGACGACTAACGCTCTGTTCGCAGGCACTATCCAGTCAAATAGACGGTTTTCCGTCACTTTGCCGACCTGCACCCCCGGTCGCTAACTCGCGGGCGTGAAAAGTTTGGGCCAGGCGCGGTTTACGGCCCGAACCGGTCAGCGATGAGACCGCCCCCCGGGCTATGCAGCTGGCCAGCCCGCGATGGTGACTGGCCGAACCTGACGATGTCCGAACTGCTCGGCCGTGCGTGTCCGGTGACAGTCAGCGCAAAGGCAGCGGATGTTGCTGTCGTCGTCGCTGCCGCCTTTTGCGAGTGGAACGATGTGGTCAGGCACAGTTGCCGGTGTAATTCGACCGTTGGCCCTGCAGTCCCGACACAGCGGTTCCATCTGCAGCCGACGACGCCGTTGCTCCACGGCTCGACGTCCTCGCAGTCGTTCGGCCATGGACATGCCCCAAAAAAGAAGCGCCCGAAGCTGCTGGGCTCCGGACGCAATTCGCATCTCTATATTTCGGAAGACCTACAGCATTTGCAAATGCCGGTCAACGGAACTATGCGTTTTTGTCCAACTGAATCAGTTCGTTACTTAACTCGCCAAGGGAGAGTGACTGTCAACAACTGTCGCTGCCAATGCGGAACAGCCGGCACAAAGCATCAAGGCCGTGACAGAGGTTCCGCAGGTCAGCCTGTCCCCACATCGTGGCCTCGGTCTCGTAGCAGACAACCGCATGCACGAGGGTGCTCGGCTTGCGACCTGTCGATGCTGGGGCATCGCTGTCTGAGGTCCTGACCATCAGGATTGCTGCCGCTGCCCGCCGCCGGACCCTCTCCACGAACTTGGGTTCGTGCTCGTTCGTGTTCTGACCGAAGATGCCTTCGTCCAGCATCAACCCAGCAGCGGAATGCGGGTGGATCCGCGGTAGCCCCATAACCCCGCGGTTGCGGGCCATGAGATCCCCGAACAATTCACCTGCGGCGAACTGCTCTGCTGTGACGGTACCTGCAAACGCCAGCCGTCCCAGCGCCGTACCCAGCCGTTCGTCCTTGGCCTGCCTGGCGGTCACACCGTAATGGCGTTGACGGGCCTCAAGCACGGTTGCGGTCACCTCGCGCTGGGTTTCAGCTTTTCCGGGCTGAACCAGCTTGCCGCAGGGGTGGCGGCGGCCCGCCTTGCGCTTACGACCGCGGGCCACGGATAATCTCCGGAATGAGCGCGGCATAGCCGATCACATCGATCGGACCGTCAGCATAGTTGGGATCATGGGCGAGCCGCGCCAGCTTCAGGTCGATCATGCACAGCGCAACCTGCTGCGCCGATACGGGCGTTCCCAGGGTGATCGACCAGCGCCGGGCAATCGCCTCCATCTGGGTTTTCGGATCGCCATAGGCAGCGCCGCGATCTTCCAGCACCTGCGCCACGCGCTTCAGGAAACCGGCCGCGCTCACCGCACACCTCCACGGGTCTCGATAGCCCAGAGCAGGATGGCGATAGCATCAGCCTCGTTGTCGTCGGCAGGGGCAAAGCCCTTGGCGCGAACTGCCGCGATCACGGCTGCCTTGTCGGCATTGCCCTTGCCGGTGATGAAGCGCTTGATCGTGCCGACAGGAACACCCTGGTAGGCAATTCCCGCTTCCTCGCCCCAGGCAGTGAGCACTGCAAGCAGGCCGCCGTAGATGTGGGCGGCATCGGTCCCGAGGTGGCGTCGGACCTCCTCGAAGTAGATCGCCTTGATGGGGCCGGCATCGAGATCCAGCTGCTCGAGCCAGCGCCGGAAACGCAGGTAGCGCATTCCGCCACCGTCGTAGCGGGTGTGCTTCAGCGACACCGTCCCGGTGCTGATGTGGCCGTCGGGCGACCGGAAGGCCCAGCCGGTACTGGTGCCGAGATCGAGGGCAAGGACAGCCCCGTGACGGATAGTGACGGATGTGACGGGTTCCCCATTATCACCTCCAGAGGCGCGCGCGTGTGCGCGTGTAACGCCTATAAGGGGACGATCCGTCACATCCGTCACCGATGTTGATCTTGCTGGCATTTTTCAAAACTCCATCGGGCTGGTCTGGGGCTGGGCCTGACGCAGCGCGAGCCCCCGGAAACCCCGGGCTTTGCTGGTGTTGGCGCGCGCAAATCCGCGATTGGCGAGGGTCTCGGAGAACCGCTTGTTCGAGCCGGGGAATTCGCCGTTCGCATCCGCCCAGCTCTTCCAGTCAGCGTAGAGCCGCTGGGAGGTGTCCTGCAGATGCGGAGCCTGGTCGCAGCGCTCCTCGAGCCACCGCCCCAGAGCATCCTCGGACTCAAAATATTCCTCGGTGGCGGCGAGGACCGATGCGGGCGGTTTCAGACCTGTCCGCTGCCATTCCAGACAGCCCTGCAGCGCCCATGCGAGAATGCCGTCGCGTTCCGCCAGCAGCCGATCCGGCAGACGCTTGTCGCGTTTTTGGGCCGGAATAGTCACCGTGAACGGGATCATGTGCAGGCGCCGCCGCATTGCCTCGTCGACATTGCGGATCGATGGCTTGTGGTTGCCGACCACCAGCAGCTTGAACTGGGGCATGAACTCGAAGAAATCCTGCCGCATGAACCGGGCGGTGATCTTGTCGCCGCCGGTCGATGCCTTCAGCTTGCTCTCCGCCCAGCGGCTGCCCTGTTCGGTCTCGATCGCCGATACGACGCGAGCCCCGCGCAGACCGGCCATATCGGTCGGATGGCGGTCGCCATGGCTCGCCATGAACATGTCCATCGCTGCGACCGTTGCGTAATCGCCCGTGATCGCCGTCAGGGTGTTGGCGAACACCGACTTGCCGTTGGCGCCCGTGCCATAGAGGAAAAATAGGGCATGCTCGGTCGTGACACCGGTCAGGCAATACCCCGCCATGCGCTGAAGGTATCGCTGCAGTTCGACATCACCGCCGGTGACGGTATCAAGGAACTCCAGCCAAACTGGACAATCCCCCTGCGGTGACGCGCTGGTGATCTTGGTCATGTAGGCCGGGCGGTCATGCGAGCCGAGAAGTCCGGATTGGAGATCGACGATCCCTGCCGGCGTGTTCAGCGCCCAGGGGTTACGATCCCAGACTTCGGTGGTCTCGGCATGGCGGCGATCGGCCCGAGCGATACGCTCGACGGCTGCAATAGTGGATGCCGACGACAGCTTGGCTTTCAGCTTGGCGCTCGCCGCCTTGCGGGCTGCTGCCCGGCAGATCTGCCGCGACAGGTCATAGGCCTGCAGCGTGTCCTCCTTCCGCCAGACCGTGCCCGACCAGTTCAGCCACTGACCCCAGGCCGCGACGTATCGCCAATCCTCCGCATGCTGGTCGGTGAACGCCTCAGCCAAGGCATCTTCGGTCAACTGGACTGGAGCCGAACTCCCGCCGCTGTGGCCGCCACCTTGGGGTGGTCCGCTACCGGGATCTGCATCAAGATAGTCCTCGCCGTAGTTGGCGCTGTCGAGCTTCCATATCTTCTCGGCCTCGTGCCGAAGGCGCGATTCCTCCCAGGGCGGATCGATGCGGGCGCTGTTGTAATCGACAATTTCAGCCCAGGCTTGCGCGGCGGTGACATGGCCCTCGCGGCATCGACGGATCCAGTAACCAATGATCCGCGACAGGGCCTCGAAGCGGGTCGTGCCATCAACGCCGCCCTCGCGGACGACGTGGCTGAACAGCTCAGTCACCGCTCCGGAAGTCGCGCCGGCGTTGTTGAAATCGAGATCTGACGGAACTTCCCCCTCGAGCGGGGGCATGGCCATCACAGCCTCGACCAAATCGCCAAGGTCATGATCCCGCGTCCGGCAATGGAGGATTTCTACAAGCCGCTGCGTGCCGGATTTTGCGTGTACAGAACCTGCCACCCGGATCGGCTGGTGCGGCGAGCGAAATGACGGATCGCCGCCAACCTTGCAGGCGATCATGTGCCGGGCACGGCAGACGGTGGTTATATCGTCGCCCTCGGCCGGTTCGGACAGCCGCCAATAGAGGTGCAGCTTGCGCTGGCCCTCTGGCGTGATGCCGCCCGATGCCACCTCGAGACTAGGTTCACCCAGATGCCGCGCCAGGTGATCCCGCTTGGCGCCGATGTCGCCATGATCGAGATCGACCAGCACCACCTGGGTCTGGGCAATGTGCTCAGCCTTGGCTTCACCAGCCGCCAGCACCGTTCCCGGGACCACGAACAAGGCCATGCCATTGTCGGCCGCCCAGCCGGCCTGGACCGCCAGCTTCCCTGCCAATTCGGCGTCGTTTTCCATGAAAGGGGTGTGAGGCATGTGATCGCCGCCGCCTTTTTCGGCAAGCGCGCGGACGGGTACGAAATGCTCGCAATAGCCCAACACCATGTCGGTGAAGGTCGCGATCATTGCGGGGTCTGGTTTGAGGCGCTGCGGCGCCGCTTCGGTGTCAGCCGTCATCATGACCAGCACCGCTGCTTCCAGTCACACCACGTGCATTCGAAATGATCGGGATCAGCCGCGACGCGTGGGAGCCATTCACCGGCGTCGCATGCCTGCAGGATCCGCACGGCCTTATCGCTGCAGGCCTGCGCCAGCGCGCCGTTGAACGGCACCAGCTCATGCCAGAGCTCGCAGGTGTCCTTGTTGATCGCGGTGAATACGGCCGGATGGTCCGTCAGGCCGAGATAGGCCTGGTAGAGCGCGATTTGCGCAGCGTAGACGGGCTTCGAGACAGCCACTCCGCGCTTCACGATGTCTCGCCAGTTCTTCGCGTTGGCGGACTTGCACTCCCACAGCGCCGGCACGGCCAGGTCGTCCGGACCTGCCACGATGACGCCATCGATATGCCCACGAACCCGGCCGTCCGCGACGGCAAATCCGAACTGGTCGCCCGATGAATTGCGCGTGCGCAGGTCGTATCCGGCCTTGGTCAGCCAGTCGACAGCAAGGTCCTCGAACACATGGCCCACCGCGAAAATCCGCAGGGTCTTGCCATTGAACTCCCGTTCGGGATCGCGCGGGACCTTCAGATATTCATACTGCAGCTTACGGGCGCAGCTTTCGCCAAGCCTGCTGCCGCCAAGGTATGACCGCGGTTCGCGCGTGCTGTTTTCCAAGGTGAGCGCGGTGTCGATCCGGGCGTTCACCACATCGACGAACTGGGGAGGTTTCTCCCGGTGGTTGAAATCGAGCGGGTCCATCAGAACGGCACCTCCGGTGCGCTCTCCCACATCGACCGCTGGAAGCCGTCGACGGCTGCTTCGGCAAGGGCGGCCGCCTGTTGGTCGGTCAGTTCGTTGAAGCGCCGGTGCCAGCCGATCCCAGCCATTGCGCCGCCCATGCTTTTCATCGCGGCGATGAGGGCCGCGCGTTCGCGATCGCCGGGATTATCCATGGCCGGCCATCCCGGTCAGAACCACCAGCGTAAGGGTGGGCATGTGATTCGCTGCTGCGACGGCACCGACCACCAGAATGGTCGGGTCTGTGGAGCGATTTATGTGGATAGCCAGTTGATAGCTGGCGACCCGGGATCGGACACGTAGTCCGCTAAAAAACCTCAGAAAACGGTGCATTTGACAGGACTCCAGATGGTCCTGTTACTTACCGGCGAGGTCTCCGGACTGTCGGGAGAACAGAAAAGGAACCTACCCTCTTGGCAAGTCCGTTCGGGGCGATAGGCTTGATAGTGACGCTGCCCCCCTAAGTTGCCTGGAGCCTGTATGCCGACATTCAATCCTCGTCTGTTTACAAAAGCCGATCGGCTCAAGAACATTTCGGTCGCCAACCTTGTGGCGTTGTTCAATCCGTGGTCCGAATATCTCGCCGGGCGCGGTGTCGAACTGATCGACGACGAGGATGAGTTTCCGTTCGACCGGCTGAGCAGCGTGTTGATGACGCCGACCGACGAAACCCCGACCGAACTGGTCGATGCGCTCTATTTCATCCACGAATCCGCTAGCGATCTGCGGATCGAGGACCTGCTCAATATGGCGCGGACAAACGGGCTCGATCTGGCGCACAGCGACGACGCGACACCGGCCGACGTGGCTGTGCAAATCTGGCTCCTGCGTCCGGATCTGCTTCGTGATTCCCATAACCGTGCCGTTGTCTTCAATCAGAAGAAGTTCGAATATTTCAGCGGACGCACGGCAGAACCGCAGCCGTTCCCCGAGGTGTCAGAGGGCCAGACTCTCGAAATCCAGGCCACTTTCGACGAATGGTTCTCCAGCAAGCGCAAAGGGCGAGGCACGCGGTTCCTGACCTTTCGCCGCGATCATCGGGTCTGGATGCTCGTCCGCCACGGTCTTCCTATGCGGCGGGAAGGCAAACATCAGGATAGCGGCGAAACCGCGACCGAACTCTATCGCCCCCAGCAGCATGACGTTCTGGTCTACGATGAAAATAGTGGTGAGATCGGGGTCCACACTTCGACCAAGGGTGAGACGGATCTTTACCTGCATACTCTGGGGTTTGTCCTCTTCAACGACCCGGACCATTTCGGGAAAGGCGCCAAATACAACTTCGACCCGCTCCTCAATCATGGTCCCGATGCTCTTGCCTGTGACGATATCGAGGGGATCGATCGCGTTGTTCTGGTCGAAGTGCAGAAATATTGGGGCGGGTTTGCCGAACGGGAAATTCGCAAGGCTGATGACATTTTTGCCGCTTTCGCCGACAAATGGCCTGAACGGCTGCGGAGCGGAAAGATCACGAGCGTCGGTTTCAAGGTACGGTTTGCCAATTCGTCGAAGGACAGGTCGGTCACGATCCGGTTGCCCAACATTGCCCGTTACGACCGGGACGATGATAGCGATCTGATCGAACAGTGGCTTGCTGCTCGTGGATTCTGCTCGGCAGGAGATGAATGATCACGGTGCGGAAACTAACCAACTTCTGGGAAACGCTCGACATGCTGACGGATATGGGCATGCCCGCCATCAGCTGGCGTGGTGGTCATCCCGGCGAATGGGAGGTTGTAAGGCCGCTACTGGTCAACACAGGCCGACGTGCAGCCTCGGTTGATTGTCCGTCCGGTGCCGGAGAATTTTGCCCCCGCAAGGTCATCGAATTGTCCGGTGGCCGGATGATCGCGGAATGCCAGGATATCCCGGCGGTCTGCGATACCCTTGAGGTTACGCTCGCGGACATCCAAATGCAGCGTGTCGATCGCGCGAAATTTGCCGCGATGATCTGCGATACGCTGAACCTCACGCCTGCGCAGCAAAAGCCGCTTCCAGGGGGGCTGTTTGCGATCGGCAGCCGCGGCGTCGTGGCGGGCCGCAGCGTCACCGTGTTCGGCCTTTTCCAAGGTGGTAGTCAGCCAGAAAGGGGGCTGGCGGTATTCGATCTGCTGCAGGAAGTGGCTCAACCACAGCTGCTTCTGGTGCCGACAGCGCACACCCTGTCCGAGGACCAGAAACGACATCTGGCCCGCATCGGCACCGAGTATCGGGCCCTCGATGATGCTCTCTTGGCGGACGATGCCCACAATGTTTGTGCGGCTGCCGTTGTAACGGATCTGCTGGCCAAGATGGAGAACGCCATCAGCCAGTCTTTGCAAAGCCCTGCCTCTGAATTGCTCTGGCAGCTGCCCCCCGATGCTACATGGCCCAAGATGAAGATCGTTTTTCAGTCTGACGAAGTGATCAACATAACCTACGGTGGCGATACGAAACGATTTGAACCCGCCCAGCTGGGCATGACGAAAGCCAATAGCGGCAAGCCCACCAATCAATGGGTGATGCTAAAGGCCATCGCGATCGGGCGCGGGACAATCCCTTTTCCCTCCGAGGCAAAACTGCAGAAACAAAAGCAGGCGCTCTCCAAAAAGCTGATCGCAGCATTCGGCATCAAGGATGACCCGATTGAGGTCAGAGACGGTTCCTACGTCGCGCTTTACGTCACGAACGCCGATGGCCTGAAGCAGGGACGTCAAGGCGCACACCAACGAAATTTCGTTGACGACGACTGACTTTTTTCGAGTTTTTTCTTGCCAACCCAACCGCCGGAAACCGCCATTTTCCGGCGGTTTTTCTTTGTCTGAAGAAGCCGAAATTGGGGCCTCAACGAAATTTCGCCGTCACCAGCATTCCAGCCTTCGAGCTGGTCCGCTGGATCAAGGCGAAACCCCGTGGAGTATCAGAACCGTTACGATGGAGTCCCATCACGAGTAGTGCGTAATATCAGGCATCATGCCCGCAGGCTGGCCCGCAGTGGCCGGTTGCCAGGCATGGATCAGGCCGACATCGAGCAGGAGCTGATGCTCGATCTCCTGCAGCGGCAGGTTCATTTTGACCCTGCGCGCGCTTCATTCGAAACCTTCGCAGACCGCATCATCAACCACCGTGTCGCATCGCTGATGGCCCCCACCGCACGGTTGCGCGCCGAGCGGATCATGATTTCCATCGACGTGCATCTGTCGGCCAACGGCGACGAAGATGCCGAAACGATGGGCGCCAGCATCCCAGAAGCCGACGGACTGTACGCCGAGCCTTACCTGCCTGCTGAAATCCGCATCGGCCTGGCGCGCGATGTCGGCCGGTTTTTGGGCACCCTGTCTCCGGTGCTGCGTCGCTACGCCGGTATTTTCGCCGCCGACAATGTCAGCGCAGCCGCCCGTGACGCCGGCCTGCACCGTTCCACCATCTACGAGCGGATGCACCAGTTGCGCGCGGACGTCGCGGTCGCGGGTTTGCAGGAATATCTGGGCGGCATCCCGACAGTTCATTCCGCCCGCCGGTAGGTGACCAGCAGAGGACGACGGCAAGCGCCGGTCGCCACCTCGCAAGATCATGCCGGGCCTTCGGGCGAATAGAACACCCCCTCGGGGGAATAACCCGACCGCGTGCTCCAGGGCGGCGTCGGGCCCGGCAGATGACTACCTGACGAACCCTGGTCCCTTTGACGAAACAAGGTGACCATCATGTTTACTCCGCCTCTCAAGCGTCTGCGCAAGTCCCTCTGGCTGCGCGATGTCCCTGAAATCCTGACCGTGCCCGCGATGGGCGATGACCCCGCGGCCTACATCCCGACCGAGGAAGCCACGCTCGACGAAGTGGCCTTCGCGGAAGTGGCGATCTCCCGACAGGCCAGCGCTCTGAACAGCATCGCTTACGGGCTGGCGGAAATCGTCAAACGTGCCCGTCGCCAGGGCGCCCATGGGTATGACAATGCGGTCGCGGCCGCCCTGCGTGATCTGGAGAGCGGCAAGTGAGCGCCGCCTTCAGCAGCACCCCGCTGCAGATCATCACCGCCGACGAACGGATGCGCGAGCGCCGCGGGATCAAGGGCGTGCTGACCGGGATCTCCGGGATCGGCAAGACCTCCCAGCTCTGGACCCTCAACCCGGACACCACGCTGTTCATCAACCTCGAGGCGGGTGAACTGGCCGTGCAGGGCTGGCCCGGCGATGAGATCCGGATCCGCGACTGGGATCGCGCGCGGGATCTGGCCTGCTGGATCGGCGGCCCCAATCCCGCGATGCGCGACGATCAGACCTACAGCCGGGCCGACTATGCCCGGGTGTGTAATGCCTTCGGTCCGCCGAACATCCTCGACAAGTACGACACGATCTTCGTCGACAGCATCACGGTCGCCTCGCGCCTTTGCCTGCAATGGGCAAAGGGGCAGCCGCAGGCCATGTCCGATCGCAGCGGCAAGGCCGATATGCGCGGGGCCTACGGCTTGCTCGGTCAGGAGATGATCGGGTGGTTGACCCACCTCCAGCACACGCCGGACAAGAATGTCTGGCTCGTCGGTCTGCTCGACAAGCGGCTGGATGATTTCAACCGGCCGTATTTCTCGCTGCAGATCGAGGGCAGCAAGACCGGCCTGGAACTGCCTGGCATCGTCGACGAGATCGTGACCTTGGCGGACATCCGTCCGGCCGAAGGTGCACCGTACCGGGCTTTCGTCTGCACGACCCTCAACGAGTTCGGCTTTCCAGCCAAGGACCGGTCCGGCCGCCTGACCGCGATCGAGCCGGCCCACCTGGGTCGCCTGATGGACAAGATCCGTGGCCCGCTCGCTGGCCCGCCGGCAGCCCGGCTCGATTTCGAACTCCCCACCAATGCTGACACCACGCAGCCCGGAGCCTGACACCATGACCGATATGGATTTCAACACCGCCGACACCCAGGACTCGGCCTTCGCCCTCATTCCGGCCAACACACTCGCCAAGGTCTGCCTGACCATCCGCCCCGGCGGTGCAGGCCCCGAAGGCTGGCTGACCCAAAGCCGCAGCAGTTCCGCCCTTTATCTCAACAGCGAGGCGGTCATTGCTGATGGCCCGAATGCGCGTCGCCGCATTTACACCCGCATCGGGTTTCGCGGCCGCAATGCCGGTACGGGTGCCGAAGACACCTATGCCAACCGGGGGCGCGCGTTGCTGCGCGGCATCCTCGAATCCGCGCATGGTGTCCGCTCTGACGACACCTCCGAACAGGCCCGCGCCAAGCGCAGCATCCGCAGCTTCGGTGACATGAGCGGGCTGACGTTCATCGCCAAGATTGGCATCGAGCGCGACAAGAACGACCCGAACGATCAGGGCCGCAACGTAATCGTTGCTGCCATCGGTCCCCAGCATCCCGAATACGCGGCCCTCATGGGCACCGCGCCCGCCGCCTATGCCGCAGCGCCTGCAACGGCTCCTGCCACGTTGCCCAACACTTCCCCGAACGGCAACGCGCCGTTCTGGGCCCAGTAACGGGAGCAATCACCATGATCCCCAGGGACTACCAACGGGCGGCAGTTGATGCCGCCCGGTCGCGGACGGCTGCCCATGGCAATACCATCCTGATGCTGCCCACCGGTGCCGGCAAGACGGCCGTTGCCGGGTTCTATATCGGCGAAGAGGTCGAAGCCGAACGCAATGCCCGGGTGCTGGTGCTCCAGCATACGGATGAGCTGGTCCAGCAGAACCTTGCCGCCATCAAGGGCATTACGGGCCTGCGGTCGTCGATCGTCAAAGCCTCCCATAACGACTGGTCCGGGCAGCTCATTTTCGGCAGCGTCCAGACCCTCGCGCGGGCTGGCCGCCGCGCCGATCTTGGGCATGTCTCTCACCTTGTTATCGACGAATGCCACCGCGCCGCAGCTTCCGGCTACCTCGATATCGTCAGGGACATTCGTCGGATCAATCCCGACGTGAAGATCCTCGGACTGTCGGCAACGCCCAGTCGCGGTGATGGCCGGTCGCTCCGCCAGACCTTCGACAACATCGGCTATCAGCTGAAAATCGGCACGCTGATTGCACGCGGCATTCTTGTCCCACCCAGGACCTACACCATGGATCTGGGCGTGAACGACGAGCTCGCCGGGATCAATTCCATGGCTGGTGACTTCGACATGCGCCAGGCCGACAAGGTGCTGAACCGGTCAGTGCTCAATGACGCAGTGGTGCAGCACTGGCGCGAGAAGGCCGGTGACCGGCGCAGCATTTTCTTCTGCTCGACTGTTGATCATGCTGACGCCGTGGCCGCCGCCTTCCGCTCGGCCGGAATCACTGCCGAGACCATATCGGGCGACATGGCCGGCGCCGACCGCGCCGATCTCATTGCCCGGTTTGATCGCGGCGAAGTGCAGGTCCTGACGAACTGCATGGTGCTGACCGAAGGATTCGACAGCCAGCCGGTCGGGTGCATCGGCATCCTGCGGCCCATGCTGCACAAGGGCACTTTCATTCAGGCCATCGGGCGTGGGCTGCGCAAGGTCGACCCCCAACGCTATCCCGGCATCATCAAGACCGACTGCGTCATTCTCGACTTTGCCGGCGCGGCGATCCGTCATGGCTGCCTCGAACAGGAAATCTCGCTCGACGATGATGACGGACAGCCCGGAGAAGCGCCCTACAAGTCCTGTCCTGACTGTCAGGCGGAAATCCCGCTGGGCGCAGGAGAATGTCCTTTCTGCGGGCACACCTTCGCCCGCGAAGTTGGCGAAAAGCGCCTTCTGACCGACTTCGATCTGCTCGAAATCGATCTGCTCAACCAGTCTCCGTTCCAGTGGTGCGATATCCGGGGTGATGGGGAGTCGCTGATCGCGAGCGGCTTCGATGCCTGGGCCGGTGTTTTCCACGATGGCACCTTGTGGCACGCACTCGGCGGACCGAAGGCCGGTGCGCCGCGCAAGATCGCGATCGGCACTCGTGTCCAGGCGCTGGCGGAAGCGGATGATTTTCTGCGCTCGGCCGAAAGCAGCCTGGCAGCGGCCAAGAGCCGGCGTTGGCTGAAGGAGCCGGCATCCGCAAAGCAGCTCGGCTGCCTGCGCCGGGCCGGGATCGAGGTGTCGCCGATGGACTTCGGCTATTCCAAATACGACGCCAACTGCCAGCTGAAGTTCCACTGGAACCGTGATGCCATCATTCGGCTGGTATCCGGAGCACAGCCGAGGGTCGCGGCATGAGCAGAGGAAACGGCATCTGTCCGTCCACGATGACCGCCGAGGCTCGCATCGCCGAGTTGGGGCGCATCGTTGCCGCCGGCGTCCTGCGCCTGCGCGAACAGTCCAGTTCTATATCTGCCCACGGTGGAGATAGTTCACTCGCAATCTCGCCGGCCAAGAGCGTCAGTCGTCCCCGGGCAAAGGCCCGGAACGGAGGACGATAATGCAAAAACAGGATGACAAAGCGCAGGTGCTGGCCCGGCTGGCGGCGCTGAAGGAGATGTCGGTCAAACAGCTGAAGGCCGAATGGGCAAAGCTGTTCGAGACAGAAGCGCCCAACAACAGCCGCTCGTTCCTCGAGCAACGGCTGGCCTACCGGATCCAGGAGCTGACCTTCGGCGGCCTGTCGAAGCCGGTGCGCCAGCTGCTCGATGCCTTGGCCGACGAGGTCGAGGGCAAGAAGGTGCGGAAGTCGGTCATCGCCGACCCGCGCAACCCGGTGATCGGCACCCGACTGGTGCGGGAATGGGACGGGACTGAGCACGTCATCACCGTGCTGAAGGACGGGTTCGACTGGCAGGGTCGCCGTTACAAATCGCTGTCGGCGATCGCCCGGGACATCACCGGCACCCAGTGGAACGGCTACCGCTTCTTTGGCCTGCGGGAACGGAAGGACGCAGCATGACCGATACGGCACCCCGGCGGCGCCTGCGCTGCGCCGTCTACACCCGCAAGAGCTCCGAAGAGGGGCTCGATATGGAGTTCAACAGCCTCGACGCCCAGCGCGAGTCCTGCGAGGCCTACATTGCCAGCCAGCGTGCCGAAGGCTGGGCGTGCATGCGCGAACGCTACGATGACGGCGGGTATTCCGGCGGGTCGCTCGAACGCCCCGGTCTCAAGGCCCTGCTGGAAGACGTCGAGGCCGGTCTCGTCGACGTCATTGTCGTCTACAAGATCGACCGCCTGTCACGCTCGCTGATGGATTTTGCCAAGCTGGTCGAGGCGTTCGACCGCAACAACGTGACGTTTGTATCGGTGACGCAGGCGTTCAACACCACGACCAGCATGGGTCGGCTGACGCTGAACATCCTGCTGTCATTTGCCCAGTTCGAGCGCGAGGTCACCGGCGAACGTATCCGTGACAAGTTCGCTGCCAGCCGCGCCAAAGGCATGTGGATGGGCGGGTTCGTACCGATGGGGTACGATGTCGTCGATCGGAAGCTGGTCATCAACGAGGCCGAAGCCGCCACAGTCCGCCACATTTTCCAGCGGTTTGTCGAGCTGGGATCGGCGACCCTGCTGACCCGGGAACTGGTGGCCAGCGGCACCCTGAACAAGCGGGGCAAGCCGATCGACAAGGGGTTCCTTTACAAGCTGTTCCGCAACCGGCTCTACCTCGGCGAAGCGGTACACAAGGGCACCAGCTATCCCGGCGAGCATCAGGCCATCATCACGCCTGAGCTGTGGGATCAGGTCCATGCCATTCTGCAGGAGAGTCCGCGCCAGCGAGCGGCGAACACCCGCACCCAGACCCCGGCGCTGCTCAAGGGGCTCATCTTTACCGATCGGGGCATCGCCATGACGCCGACGGTGACGAAAAAGGGCAGCCGGCATTACCGATACTACACCTCGATGGACGCGATCCGGAACCGGGCGGGCGAAGGCACCGACAGCTTTGTCCGACTCAATGCCGGCATGGTGGAAGGCGCCGTCGTCCAGCACATCCGGTCGCTGCTGCGCACGCCGGAAATTGCAGCACGGGCGATGGAGGCAGCGCGCCGGAACGATCCGGACATCGAGGAGCATGATATCGTCGCCGCGCTGTCGGGCTTCGACGGATTGTGGGAATCGCTGTTCCCGGCCGAGCAAGCCCGCATCGCCCGGCTGCTGATCGAGCGGGTAACCGTCAGCAGCGAGGGGCTCGCGGTCGATCTGCGCACCGAGGGTCTCGGATCGATCATCCGCGAAATGGTCACCCCGAAACAGGAGATGGCCGCATGAGCGCGCCCACCACCATGCGGGTGTTCATCCCGCTCACCATCCGCAAGCGCAACGGACGGCCGAAGATCGTGCCTCCCGCCGACATGGCACCGGATATCGGCGGGGTGGATCCGCATGTGCTGAAGGCGATCGCCAAGGCGTGGAGCTGGCGGCGGAAGCTGGAGAGTGGGGAAGCGGCGACGATACAGGATATCGCGCAAGCCGAGGGCATTTCGGATCGTTATGTCGGGCGCATGCTGCGACTGGCCTATCTTGCCCCGGCCGTGCTGGAAAAGCTCCTGATCCAGCGCATGGCCCCGACCGTGTCGATCAAGGACATGACGGCCGCTGCCGAACTGCCGTGGGCGGAGCAGGAGGCGGTGGTATATGGTCAGGGATAA